CCAACCCACCTGATCTGCCTACTCACCTTACGGCTTTCGTTCTGTGTTTAATACACAGCGCGTGCAATTCTATCACCTGGTATCATTCCTGACCTAAGAAGGAACTCGGTATACCCTGAAGACATCCAAGGTGTCGAGTGATAAACAGATGAAAACGTTTCCACTCCTACCGGGGGATCCTCTACGTACGAGGTTAGTAGATAGGAGTTCAGCACAGCCAAAACTTGTTTTTGCGAGATGGCTTTGCTTGGAGAGTAACGACGGTATCTCTCCGGGTATAACGCTCCCCTGATGATCTTTGACATCTTGCGCAGAGGAAAACCATTACGCCAAGTACGGCCTAGGTATTCTACGTCATCTGTCGAAAGACCGTGTGAACCTTTCGCAGCGTTCACTTTGAAACCGAAATTACTCAAGAATTGGCTAATTTGTTGCAATAAGTGTTCGCCGCCACTATTATTGCAGAAAAACAGACAATCGTCCCCGAGAACATACACGTTATGATCTTGCAGACCAAGCTTAAAGCGCGCATTGGCAGCAAAGATTAGTGCACAGTTCACGAATGAATCAACCAGTTGGGTGAAATAGCTACCCGAGGGCACCCCGCTATTCTTACCCGTCACCATATCTGGATACTTCTTTCCACGTGATGGCATCACGATGGGACAAGTAATGAAATAACTTTCAATCCTGTCGAAGACATCTTTAACAGTAACATTCTCCATCACTTCGTCAGAGAGATCAAACCACGTTCTGAATGCATTAAAAGCATACTGAATGAACAATGGTCCGATAGTGGAGTCAAACTGGCTGTAGTCAATCGAATAATGGTACTTGCATTCGGATGCGCTGCGACGTATCCTCATACCTGTCTCATGACTAAAGTCACCGAATGTCATGACATGCTGGATGTTAAGGAAATAATTGACTAACGGCCTAGCTATCATAGCCTCAATTATTGTCATCTCCAATGGGTACATCCAGATAAGTCTTGTTTTTCCCTTACGTTGAGTCCTAATGCCTGCGAGACATGGGGCTGGAACTTTTCCTTCACAAAGGATACTGATAGCCTTATCCAACCCAGTAACCATGGCTTCGAGTTTTGTCTCACCGTAAGCAGTTAAACCCGCTGACCTGTCGCCCTTTATATCGAGGGTTACCATAAGTTCAGCAGCTGTACCTTGAAGTTTAACTGGTTTAAGCCTCATCTTAACGTCCGGACATGCAAAAATCCTGAACGCACTACTAAGTCCCGCCTTCAAATAAGGATTCCCCTTACGCACAAAAGAAGGACGGTCATAGTGTTCAAGCTGCTCCTGTAGCTTATCGTATGAATAAATGTTACGATATTCAGAAGTATGCTCGAAAGGAATGCCCTGTTGGTACAGCACAGCTTCGACTTTCTTATCTACTAAAGGTTTCGATACATCGACGCTCTGGCGTGCATTCCATTGCACTAAGTGTTGTGCGCGATATGGTCTACGTTTAAGCATAACCATACCTCCTACATAAGTCTACGCTGTATAGTGTTTACGGTGCACCGTGAGCTTAACACCATAACAAAAGTTCTTCGGATCAACTCAGGACTGTACACTACTCCAATCCCTAACGTGGTTGACGAATCCACAGCGTTGCTCATGTGAAATTTAGATTGTAGCACATGAAACTACTTTACACTAAACTTTGAGAAGCATATAGCCTCA